GCAATTCCTTGACCGTTTCAAGCAAAACGTTGCACCTTTTCGGCATCAAAGCCTGGGATGCCGCATAGGAATCGCCAAAGGCCTTTATAATCAAGGCCTTGAGCTACAAATCAGCCACGAAAATCAGCACCTTTTGCGACTCTTTGGAACCCAATAAACATTGGTCCAAACGGTTGCGTTTTGGGGAAGAATTTCCCGCAGAAACCCCCACCCCCACCTCCGGCGTCCTGCCGAACCGTCACACCTCCCTGCACCACCACGACTGCGCATATAAGCAGCCGTCGATTTCTTCCAGGCCACTCAGCGTGAAAGCGTTGGTCGCCATTCCCGACAAGCGGGCATCCAGCAACGGCAGAAGCGGAACCGCATCGAGCGGCATGCCGGCCGGACGGATCTCGGCGATATCGCTGGTCCTGTTCAACTGCTCGCACATCTGGTTTCTGATGTTGATGTCACCTCGGATGCCGACCGTTTGCCGGATCGCCTTCCAGTCCCGGGCGACACCCCTCTCTCTCATGCGTGTAATAAGGAAGTACATGGCTTGCTCGATACTGGATAAATAAACAGTATCGCAATCACTATCGCGCCGTTCAACGTCTCGCTGACAGGCGACACTCCCTCAGGGAACATCCTTGAAGAAAACATGGCCGCCGAGTTTCAGCGTCTGCTTCGCCTTCGCCGCCCAGTCCGGAGCCTTCTTCATGGCGGTCGCGTAGTAGTGCGTGGCGCCACCAGTGGGATCAGGCACCTTGCCGGCCATCACCTGGTCAGCGGCGATCTGCGCCTGAGCAAACTCGCGGAACGGAATCGGCTTCGCGCCACTCAGGTAAACGTAGTTCGGGTCGTTCTTGTTCCAGCAGCTGAACTGGTACTTGGCTTGGCACACGCCAACATAGCCCTCTCCCCACCATGACTTGGCCTTGCCGTCGTTTACACGATTGCGAATTGTCCAGGCCACGGCGATCTGACCGGCCAGGCTTTCACCGCGAGCTTCACCCCACAGCGTGCGTGCGAGGATGTCGCGGTCTCTTTCTGTTGCAGTCATCACTTTTCTCCAGACGAAAAAAAGCCCGCTCTCGGCGGGCAGACAATAGATGCCAGACGTCCTATTTTTTAAGCGAACACCTTCGACACGCCGCCATTGGCCGCCGCACTGGCTGCGATCCGGGCTTGCACACGCAACCAATCCGCTTCTGCCACTGCCATCGGATCGCGGCCACTGCGCGCAAGGTTCTCAACGAACAGGCGATAGGCTCGCCATTTAATCGAGTTGGTGGCCCCGGCGGCCGATGGAACGCCGTAGGTGTTGCATGCGCCCAATCGACCGGTCTTGGTGCTGAAGTTTTCGGTGTTATCGGCACCCACTACGCCAGATGTAGTTCGGCGACCTTGGTCAGTTCGAAGGCTGAGGCCGGTGCCGGACGCGTTACGCCAGAAAGTGATCTGCGCCAGCTGTCCATACTCGTTGTCGGCAACGGTTACGTTCATCGAGACAAGCGTCGAACCAACGGTCTGTCGAATGGCCTCCAGACGCGAGGAAATAGACGACTGGCCGATGGTGATCATGTCTGCTACGCCAGCCGCTGCGTTGGCATCACCCCATGCGATCATGGGCGCCAGCGCCGCGCCCGAGTTCCAGTTGGCCTTTAACGGCAGCTTCACATAGGCGGTGACCATAAACTGCTGAGCGTGCCCACCGAAGGCGGCGAAGATGTCAGCAGCGACGGATGGCGGCACCGACAAATAGTTACCGGCCGCGGTGATCGCCGCATAGTCGAAGCCGCCACCGGCGTACCCAATGATCTGCCCACTGGTCAGCACGACGCTACCGTTTGCGTGCTCTGCCACGTCGGCCACCAACGCGCCATTGACTGGGGCTCCAGCCGCCGGCCGATTACTGAAAGGCCCCGCCGGATAACTGAAGCCAAAGCCCAGGTCAGCGATAAAGCGCACGCCATTGTTCGCCACCCCGCGCATAAGTGCATCCCGAACGGCGACCTCCAGCGTTGTGTCGGTAGAGACGATAGGCGATTCAAGTACGAAAGAACCCTGTAGAGCGGCCATGTTTAGACTCCTGATTAAGACTTTGTGTAAAAGTTGAACAGCGCATTCGCGATGGCGCGGCCACCGGTTGGTCCTGCTGGATGAATCAGGTCAGTGCCATACCAGGGGCGCGCCGGATTACTCGCCGCGTAGTCAGATGCGAAGTTGGCTGGCGATCCAAAAACGTACTGCAGATCGACAAAGCCTATATCGTTGGGCACCGCGAACTCCCGTGCAGCCCGGGCATACAACGGCATGCCCACCGTGTTGGTGGTTCGTTGGTTTTCTGCGGGCATGGCGATAACCTTGTCGCTGTAAGGGAGCACCGCGAACAGGTTGGCGAAGATGGTCGATAAATTGCCCGCGACCATCAACGGCGGATTTGAGTCCGTCTGGTCATTCGTGGCCAACATCACCTGGTGACAATGACTGCCCAGCGCGAGCATCTGCGCACGCCAAGGACTACCCACTGCGGCCCATTGAACCGAGCGGGCGCCAGAGCTGCCCAGCTTGTGAACGCGAACGCCTGGCGCGGTACTTTGAAGATCCACCCCACCGATCCCCACGTTGCCAGACACCACCTTGAGGCGTGCTACACACCCAGCAGCAGGAACACCCGCGAGCGCAACGTTGTCGGCCCCCACAGTGGCCAAGGCAATATTCGCACCATAGGTCAGGCCATCATCCCAACTGACGGCAATCACTCCGGTGCCGTCGCCGCTGTAGAACAATCGGCAGCTGTTGGCATAGGCACCGCCAGCCGGCGGTACACTGAACCGTACGTAGTCCTCAGGCGTCGACGAGGTGACCTTGTACAGCGCGGGCATGTTGCTGGCCGCCGAGTTATAGGCACAGGTCCAGGTTCCAATCACTTGACAGATTGGGGCAAGGTCCGCCCGCACAGCGCCCGAGATGCCGACCGGTTGCAGAACGGCAGTCCAGGTCCCCGACACGGGCGAGCTGTACCAGCCAAAGCCTACCCAGCCCACACCCGCCATCCCGTAATGGTCTTGCAAACGCTTCGCCAACGTCTGCGAGTAGTAGCTGCGGTCGTTGGAGTAGCTGTCACCGAGCAGCGCAATCACCCATTGCACTGACTCACCGGCTTCCAGCCTCTCCAGGCGCATACGGGCATCGCGTACAGACCAGCGATTGGCGTAGGTCCCCAGCACGTCCCCATATGGGGTCAGGCCCTTGCCAAGTCGGCCACTCAGCGACGGCTGAGCCCCGGCAGCCAAAGTCAGCTCAGCGGCTATTGGGGCGATGGATGCCACCGATCCCAGGACCTTGCCGCTGCCGTCCAGAATCAGGATGTCGGCACTCGGGTCGAGCGTCTCGTAAAACTCGCTCTTGACCGCCGTCCCTTCGAGCAGGGTTGTGGATGCTGAGAGTGCAGCCACCACCGTCGCAATTGATGCCGATGCCAGCCGGGCAATAATCTTCCCGTCCGCATCACGGATCCACACCTCACCCTCACCTATTTCGTCCAAGGTTTCGTACACGCCACTTCTCATGGAGGTGCTCTGCAGGTCGTTGACTCGGGGATCTGGAAACCGCGCCAGAATGCCGCGCTCAGGCGTTAGAATCATGGCTTGCGGAATACTGTCATCCAGGCTTTCAAAAAGCTGGGGAACCGATACAGGGCTCACACCAGCAATCCCTTCGATGTAGCTATTCAGCCCCTCCACACGCTCCGCACTCGGATAGCGACCCACCTCTACAGCAACACCGGACTCGTTTCGGTATCGAACCTCATAATCGGCACCTGCCCCTGGAACAGTGAAGAACCGGTTATTTGTGCCTGTTCCACTGGTCGCCGTTAAACCCTGCGCAATCGTCGGATATGTATGTAGGCTCGACAAAAATTCGGCATAGACTTTTTTCAGGGTGGGCTTTGTCACCCCTTTGATAACGACGTAATCGTTATCTGACAGGAATAACTCATTACCGCTATTCACCAACTCTTCAAAAAGCTGGAGAGATTCAGCTCCGCTCATTTCAAGTCCTCTATAAATGCATAAGCCCGCACAGGGCGGGCTCGAAAGTAGGTGGTTAAGTTGGCTTACAGGGCGCTTGGCCAGCTCTTCGTGTACCAGTCCTCAAGCTGCTCTCGTAGCTCGGCATTCATGACCGTCAGGTCCAGGCCGGCCAGCAGACCAGTGAACTCGGCCTCATCAACAATCGGTATTTCGAACAGCTCAGCCGGCACCGAAAAGCGCCAGTGATCCACGCCGACCAGTTCCGGTCCGCTGTAGATGTCGGTGAAGCGAACCCGGGTCGGTGTCAGCCCCATGGGGCTTTTGATCGGGCACATGAACCAGTCGATGTACCCGACTCCCCATTTGAACCAGCCCTGAAACAGCCTGGCCTGTTTCGCATCCAGCACCCAGGTCAGGGTGACTGCTGTGGGAAAGCTTCGGAACCTGATGCGCTGAATCGCCCTTCCGCTTACAAACTGTGATCGGGCAATCGGACTGACCGGATTGAAGCCGTAACCTTCACGCAATGGCAGCGGCAGGGTGTCAGGAAATGTGAGCATTAGCTCGTTGTCCTTTTGTCAGAAGCTCCTATATCAAACAGGAGCCGTGCTGCCGTCGTAAGTGTAAACGCGGGCGTCGTAGGGCATGCCCTTCATTGCCACGTTGCCGTTGGATGGAGATGAGCTGTTGACTAGGACCGGATACGCCCACTTGCTTTCCGGGCCGACCAGCAACTGAGGCAGCTCCAGGGTCAAACTGGTGTCCGGTACGAAATCCAGGTCGCCGATCTGCATGTGGTATTCGTCAATCGCAGTGACCGGGAAAGGCCCAGAGAGAGAGCCATCGGGACGGCTGATACCAATCCGGTAGGCCTCGGGCGCTGACCAGTCGATGGGTTCGGTCGATTCCAGCAGGAAGCCGCCGCTGACCGCCGTGACGCTGCGCAGCTGCGCGCTTTGGCACAACCCGGGAGTGTCACTGGCCACCGCGCAGAAACTCAGGTAGCCCGAGTTCATGCCGGCGAGTTCGGTTTCCCAGGTGTAGGTGTCCTGGCGGAACAGTTGGTGACCGCGACGACGCATACCGAAGCGGTAAGCGCGATTACGATCGCCGACACCTGGCAGCTTGACCTTCTCCACTTTAGATCCGGCGTCACCCGGCCAGCGACACGGAACCGTTTCCCAGGCCCAGGTCAGTGCCGAGTAGTACTCAACGTCGACCCCGTCGAAATCGTTGATAGATGGCAGCGGTCCTTCAATCTTCAGCCCCTTGGTCATGTTCTGCGGTGAGTAGGTCTGCGTTTTCGGGCCGTAAGTGATGTCGAACGCAGCGCGCGGCTCGTCCCGTACCAAGCTGACTAGGCCATTCTTGATGGTCAGTTCGGCATAGCCGCAGGCCAGCGCATTGTTGAGACGGTCCTTGGCCGTGCTGGTGTCATCGATCACCTCGTCATAATACTGCCCTTCAGACTCGAAGATCGTGTGGTAGCGGTCCCACTCGGGCAGATCGATATCGGCATCGGTGTAGCCAAGCGACTTCAGTACATGCAGGCACCACGGCACGATCCCGCGCGTCAGGGTCGGCGCGGTCCAGGCGCCCCCGGTGTAGACCGGCAGCACGCGGCAGCCGATCAGATTGACCTGGCTTTCCGATTGCGCGGACAGCCGGTCGCCGCCGCGGATCTGCAAGGCAATCGTGGTCATTCCCGGGTAACTGGTTGGCCGATTCTGGCGCAGCCCACGCAGGCTGTACCAGGACATGTCGTCATTGACCTCGGAGGAGTTTTCCCCGCCCACCTTGGGTAGGCGCTTGATCCTCGCCTCGGGACGCATCGGGTACGGCAACGCATGGCGGAAGGTGAAACCGAGCGAGTCGCGAGTGTTCCCGGACAACGATTGCGGCAGCACCGTCCAGGCTCCGGAAACGTCCATGTCTCGGTACTCAAAGACATGCGCAGTCGGTACCGTATAGGTATCACCTTTGCGTCCTAGACCGATGATTCCATTCTGAGCAAATACCGTATATTCGATATGCGTGACCAGTTCGCCTTTCGGGCAGCAGGCGATCGGGCCACGGTAACCGCCTTCAAGGTTGGAAGGATCCAGGGTGATCAGGCCGTTGACGGTTTCGTTGAACACAAACCCGGGCCAGCTTTCATCGACTGAGCCAGAAGACGTCAGCCGGTCCACCAGCATCAGATCGGCACTAAAGGCAGTGATGCGATAGCGCAGGCCGCGCGGACCAATCGTGGAGAAACTGGCGCCGATGGCCAAACCACTCGCCGGCGATCCGCCGTCGTAGTCGAGGGTCATTTCGGCCAGTTGCTCCGGCGTACCGGCGCTGGCAGCCGTGCCAGTGGTATTGACCGGACTGGAGCCCAGTACGTCGGCTCCGCCGGATGACACTAGCACCAGGCCCGAGAATAGGCCGATTTCGGTGATCAGAACCTTGCCCGACGAGGCGCTGGCCAGGAATGGCGCCGAACCCTTCGTAGTATTGATCGCCGAGATCAGGCCAGCGAGGTCAGTGGTGGCCGCGGTCAGCGCGACCGAATACGGCGTAGTCCCGAGCGTGACGGTAAAGGTCAGCGGTGTGACGTCGTAGTCGTAACGCGCCGGAATACTCGAGCCGAGAATGGTCGAGGCAGTCCCGGGAGATGGCGGAATGGCCGGTGCATATGGCGTGTAGGAGTTGACGACGTACAGTCCGGCATTGTCGCCGCTGATTTCGATCAGCTTACCCGGGGATGGGTCAAGCATTTCCAGTGGACCGCGAACGATGTCACGGCCTGAGCCGCCGTCGACCACGTTGTACAGATACGGCGACAGCACGCGAATCACCAACCCTGTCGACCAGTCGGTCGGGAATGAGCCGGCGCCAGTCGGGATGGCGATCGTCACGCCATTAAACTGATAGGCCGCCGCACTCGATGATGGGGTCAGCGGATTGGCAATGGTCAGGTCCAAGCCTGCCGAGCCACTGGAACTGGAGCCCACCTCTGGCGCGTTGTACCAAAGCATCGACGCAGGGTGACCGGTGACGTCGGCGCCCGGCGGAAAGATGGTGTAACTGGCATCCGCTCCGAGCGAAATAATTGGCGTCTCACCCACCGAAATATCACTGGGCTCAACCCACACACTGCCGGTAGTAATGTAGAGCAGCATCTCCACCCACTGCTCACGCGGACTGGCGAAATAGGTGCGCGGCTCAGCCAGGTAGGACGGGTAAAACTTCTGCAGGCCAGCCAAGGTTCGGATGGGGTCGCCCAGCTTGACCTTGTTGCCCTTGGCACTGGCTTCGTCGAGTGGGTTGCCCTGAGCTACGCCAGAATTATTCGGCATGCCGGGCATCTTTGGCGCCAGAACTTTGCTGACGACCACCGCCGCCGCAATGGCGAGCAGGCCCCAGCCGACTGCCGCCAGCCCCTTCGGCTCGCGCCAAATTTGGACGTGATCGGACGGTTTGAATTTGACCTTGTGCCAGAGTGTCGGGCAGATCAGTTCGTCATTGATCGCCACACTGATTGGCTGCTCGGGCGAGCGCTGATACTCCGCTGTCTGCTGCTGGATCCACGCCTCGATTGTCATCCGCTCGCGGGTGGTAAAGGTGGCGAGCGGCTGGCAGCCGGCCAGCTTATTCGCAAAAAATTCGATCATCGGTAATACACCACTCGTTGATAGGCCGACTCGAAGTCGCGCACGGGGCGAATGCGTGGGCCGCCCGGGTTGGTGTCGAGCACCTTCAGTTGCCCGTCAAGATGAACGACCACGCCGACGTGCGCCATCAGCTCGCCCTTGAAGACTGCCGCGATGGCTCCAGGCTCTGGCGAGCATTCTTCCAGGCCGATCTTGAGTTCTCGGTAAGCCAGGGTGTTCGCGCGCAGCTTGTCCCGCCCTACGCCACCCAGCGAGGGCAGCAACGGCAGGCCGAACACCTCATGCCGCACAGCAATGGCCAGCCCGTAGCAGTCGTAGGCCAGCGGTCCGCGCGCGCCGTCTTTGTAGGGGGCTGACAGGTATCGACTGAGCGGGCTCATATGTAGAGCAACCCAGGGGCGACACTGGTGGTCAGTTGCTCGCGCGGGAACGCTGTGCCGAGCAGGTCGAACAGGCCGCAGGTCAGGGTCGCAGTGACTCCTTCGTACCGCCGACTCAGCAGCGACATGCGGTAGTGCTCAGCCGGATAGGTCAGGTCGTTCTCCAAGTAGCGCCGGCAGGTCAGCACCACGCGAGCACTCGCCGCCTTGGCCTTCTCAATCTGGATCTGCACCTCGCCTGACGTGTTATCCAGGGCGATGATCAAGTTCTGGAAGGCGCTGTTATCCTGATTGGGCAGGCCCTGCTCATAGGCCATAGCGGTAAAGACGAGCGTCCGCGAATCTTCGGTACCGCAGACGCGATCCTCGTAGCCGTCACAGATCAGAATCGGGGCAGGCCAGATGTCACAGGTCGCCTCAATGGTATTGATCGGCAACGACCCACCCGAGGCGTAGCAGATGTTGATCGGGTTGCTCATGCGTTACTCCACTGCTCAGCTGCCTTGAGATGTCCAGCCGTACTTTTGCTGGCCGGCTTGGTGAATATCGCCCTCGGCCTGAATGTCAGAGATGTAGATATCAATAACGTCCTGACGATTGATCTGGCGGCGATTGACCTTGCCGGCTCGGCTGGCATCCTCGATCAGGTTGATGACGGGGGCCGCTGACGGGCCATTGTTGCTGCGCTCCTTGCTCACCTGGTCGAGCGTCCTGTCCAGCTTTGCACTGGTCTGAGACGTTGTAACCCGCTCACCCTTCTTGAGGTTCCAGGTACCATCCGCCGGAACGTAATCGATACCGTCGTGTGCCTGACCGTCCAGCGCAGATCCTACTGCCGTCATCATCACTCCCGCTGCGGCAGTCGCTGCGATCGCCGCACCGGGTGCTACAACGGGCCCAACGAATGGAATACCGATCATGGCGCTGAATGCGCTGAGACCTGCCATCGCCACCTGTGCAGCAGCATAGGAAAGCAGCGCATGGCCCACTGACTGGATAAAACTGGATGCCAATCCCTGGGCATCGAGCTTGCCAGTTTCCGCCCAGTCCGTAATGGCATCGGTGAGATCGTGAAAAGTCTCTGCGCCCACACTCTTCATGGTGCCGTAAAGGTCCATGCTGGCTTGGGCTTGAGTGGAGAAACCACTGATAAGTCCCGCTGTGCCGTTTTTCTGTAGCTCATCGAGCCGCCCGTAGTACTTCTCTTGTTTTTCGAGGCGCGTTTTCAGCGCCTCATCAAGGATTTTGGTCTCGCGCTCGTATACAGAATCGGTGATGTCCTTGTCTTCGTGCCGCTGACGTAAATCCTCAAGCTTGTCTTGATAGTCCTGCTCGATACCGAGCATCTCCAGAGCACGTAGCTTGGTCTCGTCGGTGTCATAAGCATTGAGGAATGGCGCGTCCAGAGCTCGCTGGTCAATTGTCAGCTGATGATCGACGCTGCTCTGAAACTTCTGGACGTTGCCGTCATCTTCATTCGATTGCTTTAGTAGCTTGCGCTTATCCAGTTCTTCGGCGAGCCCTTTTAAGCGCTCTTTCTGCTGATTGCTTAGATTGGTGAGCTTTCCTGACTCCAGTTCAAACTGGAGCTTCGTGGCTTCGGTCGCGTCTTTTCTGGCGTCAGTGCTTGTGTTGATCAACTCGATCTGGCGCAGGTACTCGGTGATAGCATCCTCACCTCGTTTGGTCAGTGCTGTCGCAGCAGTGGCTGCGGCTGTAGCGGCCTGTTTCGAAGCCGCTGCGCTTTTCTTCTCTGCTTCAATAGCCGCTTCGCTTGCGTCCAAGGTTTTCGCCTTGGCTACCAGCAACTCGCCCTCGCCCTCTTTCAGGCCGGTGACAAGACCTGCCCCTATGCGAGCCGCAAGCTTATCGGCGTTCGTCTTTTTGCCCGAGAGCAATATCTGCTCGTCGAGTGTCTTGGCCAGGTCCTTGAACGCCTTCGATTGCTCAACCACCACAGGAGCGGAAAGGATTCCGTTCAGCACATTGATCTGCGCGCCGAAGGCCTCAACCTTTTGGCGCGCGGTATCCAGTTCGCCCTGAGCGGTGATCAGCGATTCGTTCCACTCACGCTGACGAGCGTCATTTGGATGATCGCGCAGCAATCGTTGGTACTGTGAAACAGCGCTCTCCGCATCTATAGCGAGCAACTGGGAATCTATCAGATCTTTGTTAATGCCCTGCAACGCTGCGGCTGCTTGGCTTTTGGAGAGCCCGTCGAACGACTTATTCAAGTAGTCGATCTTGTTTGTCAGCGAGGTAGCCGACTCTGAAGCCTCCTTACCACTGATAGCGAAATAGCCAAGAGCACTCACCGCCAGGAGCACTAGTCCAGCAGGCCCACCAAGCAAGGCCATAGCTGCCGATGCGCCACGCGCAGCAACTCCAACTCCCACTAGTCCGGTTGCTGTTGCTGGCGCAACTCCAGCCATTCGAGCCAGAGCCAGCTGATACCGAACAGCCTCAACTTGTGCCGCTGCAAAAGCGAATGCAGTACCAACGGCGCTTGCTGCGAGCCGAGTTGCAAGCACCACAGCTAAAACTGTTGCAGCTTGACCAACTGCTCCTATCGCTTCCCTCGCTACTGGAGAGCCTAGAGCAGTATTCACTTCCTCAATAGTAGCTTTGGCATCATCCAGGCTGCCCTCGCCAGTCAGCAGGCCTGCCACGGTATTGCCTAGCGCAAGAAGAGAGCCTCCAAAGGTGTCACGGGCAGCAGCAGCGGCGCCACCGTAGGACTCCACCAGCGCATTGAGAATGATGCCCTGGGCGCCAGCCACGTCTCCCACAGACTCCATGGACTCGACGAGTTTCTTTTGATCTTCGGTAAACCTGAAGCCCTGTTTACCCAAAGATGTCAGCCCTTCGCTGGGAACATCAAGTGCGCGACCAATAGTTTCGGCAGCCTGCTGCACGGTGGTGCCTGTGCGGGCAGCCATATCGGCAGCAGCCTGTAGCGCCCGGGTGAACTGAGTGCCCACAACGCCAGTGAAGGCAAGAAGCGCTGTCTGTGCCTGGTTGATATCACCACCGGAGAAGGTAGTGGCCTTCTCCATGGCATCTGCCATTTCGTTGAGCTGGTCGCGACTGAAGCCCGCCGATTCACCGGTGGACTTCAGCACGGCCGCGAGCTGCGCCTGCTCTTTCTCAGCATCACGAGTCTCGGCGATGAAGCTGGTGAGCACTGCGCCAACCGAGAAACCGGCGATAGCACCTGCAACCACCTCGCCCAAGGCGCTCCAAGCAAGCGAGGCCATGTTAGCCGAGTCAGCAATTCCTTTTCCTGACTTCCGAGCTGCCACTTCGGCTTTATCAAGAGGCCCGGTGAAACCGCCGATTCTAGCGATCAAATCGAGCGTCAGCGTTCCCAGTGACGAAGCCATACAAATCTCCAGGCAATAAAAAACCCGCCAAGGCGGGTTAAATAGAAAATCAGTCTTCTATTACTTAACTCGATTCATCACATCTAGATCGGCTGGCTTCCCATACTTAAGGAAAATAGTTAAAAGCTGAGGGGATTTATAGTCTACCCCCCTAACCGTTATCCCTGAAAGTTCATAACCGGACTTAGGATTAACGAACCAGCACAAGGCTCTGTCACGAAATTTTCCGGCGCCGACAGTCGATGTATAATCAACCTGCACATAAGATTGCTTTAATGATGCCCCTTCCTCTATTAGCATTTTTCTCAATGCAACATTTGACGGAGGAACATCCCCATCAAATTTTTCATTTTGAAACCTAATAAAATCCGACTCACTCAAATTATATTCTTTGCTCTCGACCGAGTTTACAACCATAGAAGAAGGATCAACAGATGTGGATTTAATAATTGAAATGCAAATTGACTCCTTCTTATCAACGGCCATCTTGCTTTCACATGCAACCAAAAGCACGGTAGCTGACAGCACAAATAATAATCGCACCACTTCACTCACTCCATGAAATTTAGATCAATCTCACATCATGAGGAAAACTCATCAAAAATAGAAGGCCAGAGAAATCTGAGCATCACGCCCAGGTCTCCATGGCCCGCTCCAGCGTCAGCGGCTGTTCCGAATCGTGCGGCATGAAGTCGTAGATTTTGTAACCGCCATTCGGGTTTTTGTAGTTGGCATAGAGCGCCGCTAACATTGCCGTACCTCGTTCAATGCGCATGCCCCAGTTGAGTGATCCTCGCTTTTCGCGATACCTCACCCAACTGCGGAACTCGGCAAGACTCAGGCGCTCTTTGGCTTCCGCGATCGTGGCTCCGATCGAGATCGCGATTTCGTGCCAGAGCTCGTCGGTGTCGGAGAGCTCGTCGTCTTTCCCAACTGGTTTACCTGGCCGATCACAGCGAGCAGGGCCATGGACAGGTTGCCATCCAGCGCACCGCGCTCTGGGTCAGCTTCGCCGGTGATGTCGCCAACGGTGAAGACCGGATTGCCTGCCTCGTCACAGATGCTCACGGCGATGCGGCCGGCCACACCATCCTGCTTGCCAACGCCAGACATCAGATCGCTTACGGCAGATTGATAGCCCAGCGGCCGGACATATACGGTGGCCGTATGCTCGGTATCACCCTGCTTCCAGGTGATTTCCTTCATGACGGGGCGGCCCGTGAACGAGCCTTGCTCCATCAGAGATTTGATACTCAGCTGCATGATTGATCCTTACGGAGTGATGGTCTTGCGGATCCAGGCGGAACCGCCCGAACGCTGAATGGTTGCCGAGGTAACCACCACCGTGTTTGCCGCGAAGTCGAACGGGAAGTCGCTGACATAGCCGTCAAACAAAAACCAGGTGCGCGTGGTAGGCAATTGGAAATCATCACCAGCTACGTTGAGCGTCGGTGGTGCGGTGCCATCAGACCAGCCCACTACCCAACTGACATTGCCGATGTTGTCGTCTTCCGACAGCTGATGCAGGCGCACGTGAGAAGCGTTGCGCGGGTCGGCGTTCAGCGTCAGGGTTGCCTGGCCCGGAGTGCGCAAGCCGCGCAAGTACTTGCGAACCTTGTCGCTGAGGCAGGTGTCTTCAATTTGGTCAGCGGGGTTACCGCCTGGATTGAATGCTGTCGCGCACTGGATCTCGATTACTTCGAGATCAGTTGGGTCAGCAACAGTTGGCACCAGCGCAAAGATCTGCGTGCCCTGGGTAAGAATCGACATGGCATGTCTCCAAGTTTCGGGAAAAAGAAAGCCCGCACAAGGCGGGCTGGGGTGAATCAGCGCTGGACTATCCAGTCAACGTCGAAGCTGTAGCGGTAGATCTTGGTGGCTGGGTCTTTCGACTCACCGCCCCAGCGCACGATGTTCGCCTTTAGCTCAATCGCGTTACGCAGAGCCTTGGCGATGTCCCGCACGGCCGTACCCGTCGGCGCGTAAACGTCGACCTGCAGCGTGAAACCATCAACGTCCGGACGTCCCGCCAAGTAATTCTCGGGACTACCGGTGATCATCTGCCAAACCGCGTATGGCTTGACCGTGTCCTGCGGGGCTTCGCCAAACGGATAAAGCCTGGTCGGGTTCGTGCCGAGCAGCGCGACGACTCCCGCGTCAGCAGCACATACCGCGAAAATGGGTGCAAACATCAACCACCTCCGGAGGCGCGGGCTGCACGCTTGATCGCACGATCAATTGTTTTTTCGTACTCACTCACGAAAACGTTGGTCGCGTCGCTGATGCTTTCTTCCAACGCTGGACGCATGAATGGATCAGCGGCCATGTACTGGGTGCCGAATTCCAGCAGACGCCAGTGAGGAGTTGGGGAGTTGGCCGATAATTCACCGCCATCCTTGAGGACCGCGCCGTGTTTAACACCAATGCGAAACCCGAGGTCACCGGTTCGTTTGAACAGCCGACCATTCCATCGCAACACAATGTTGTCCGCGATCGAGCGGCCCGTCTCCGCGTCGTCCAGGAGCATGGCGCGGGCCTTCGCATTCTCTGCAATTACGGCAGCAGCACGGCGCAACGCCGAGCGGCCACCTTTTCGCTTCATGTCATAGGTGACTGACTCAAGCTTTGCCATCAGTGAGTCAAGGCCAAGGATGCTGAACTCGACTGTCTCAGCCATCATTCAACCCCTTCGCCACCAAAATGGTGAGGTACTCAAGGCCCGATACCGGATCCGGCATCGGCGGCCCCTGAATGTTGTAGATGTCGCCACGGTGCAGAATGCGCATCGTCGGCAGCACCCCCGCGCGGTAGCGGATCACCATGCGGCCGGAGGCTTCGGACTGGCCCGCCTGCGCTGCGATCAAATCGCGAGCGCTTAGCGGCTCAACCGAGGCCGGCACCTTCTCCCAGACGGTTTCCCAACCCGGCAACATCTCGCCCGTTTCTGGATCTTGAGTCAGGCCTAGGGCCTGGAAGGTTATCCGGTGACGCAAGGAACCTGCTCTCATACGTTCACCCAGCGATGCGGCTTCCAAAGCGCGTTAGTGGCCATGGGCAGTTCAGCTGTGATCGTCCCGATAACAACCGACTCGCGACTGGCGTACCAGTGGCCAATCAACAGCAAGGCGCCCTGCCGTATCGCTTTGCTGAGTAGCAATGAATTACCCACGGGATCCGGTAGAGGCTGCCCTTCCTCGACCAGCTTTCGATTGGTCCACAGCTCAAACGTGCTGAAGGCTGCATCGGTGTAGCCTTGGATCAACTCGTCTTCGCCATCGTGATCAACGCGCAAATGCGCCTTGACCGTGGCCAGATCAATCATTGCTCGGCACCAGCGCTTGCAGTTCTGGCTTCTTCGCTGCCGGATCGAAATCGATGCCCTCGGCGGCAAGCCATTCCTTCAGCTTGGACACCGTCATTTTGAGCGGATCGGTTTCGGTACCACCTTCGTCATCGAGCAAAGTGGCGAACCCCAAGTGCTCAACGGCGACCAGCGCGCAGCGATCAGAAACCTCCTGCTCACCGACTTCGATTTGAATGACTTCGTTGCCGTCAACCGCAAAGGGGAATGGCTTGGTCACATTGATTGTTGGCATGTTGCTCTCCTGCGGGCTGGGCGCCCGAAGACGCCCGCCACGATTACGCAGCGCTAAGGGTCAGAACCTTCACGGCCTGGGAGTCGACCAGCATGCCGCCGACGCGCTTGGTGGTGTAGAAACCAACGTAGGGCTTATTGGTGTAGGGGTCGCGCAGCACGCGGGTACCGATGCGGTCCACGATGGTGTAGGCCCGTTTGAAGTCACCGAAGGCGATCGCATTGGCGTCGGCCGCAACATCCGGCATGTCTTCGTTCTCGGTGATGCCATAGCCCAGTAGGGTCGATGGAACGCCAGCCTCCAGGCCTGGGCGCCACAGATAGTTCCCCTCGCTGTCTTTGAGCTTGCGCACATAGGCCACGGTCAGATTGCCCATCATGAATGTGCCGTTGGCGCGGTAGCCGGCTTTGAGTGCATGAATCAGATCAATCAGTTTGTCGCCGGTGATACCGCCGGCCACACCGGTGATCAGCTTCTGCAAAGTGCCGAAAGCGCGAGCATCATCGGCAGTAGTCAGCATCGGGTAGGCCAGGAAGCCTTTCGGCTTATTGACGCCGTCGCCGGAGGTGAAGGCGCTGCCTTCTTTTTCCGTAAACTCACGCGCCGCTTCGGTGTTCAGCCAGCCCTCGGCATCGAAGAACATATCGTCCAGGCTGGTCTGGGTTGCCTGCGGGTTGCAGTAAATCTCCCCCATGAAGGCCGAGATCTGACCGAGAGTCGGGGTTCCGGTCGCCGGGCGAGCAGCAGTCTCACCAACCCAGCCAGAGCCTGCGCCACCAAGACTCACCAGGCGCTTATAGTCCGGGGAGCCGACGGTGATTTGGTTGCACACCTGGCGCATCGGCGAAGTGTCCTTCAGCAGCTCGATGATGCTGCGATCCAGCTCTTCCGGCACCGCGTAGCCGCCATCGGCTTCAGTACCGATTTGCAGCGCCTTGGCTTGAAGATCGCCCAGGCCGGTATCGATACCCTTGCGCACAAACTGCATGAACGCTGTCTTGTGTTCGCTGGCGGCTTTCGAGCCGGTACCGTCAGGCCGCTTGAGGCCAGCCAGTTCCTTTTCCAGAGCGGATTTCAGCTCATCCAGCTCACCCAACTTTTCGTTGAGTGTGTCGACCTGGCCGGACAGTTTGCTCTTTTCGGCTTCCAGGCCATCGACTCGCTTGTCGTTCTTTTCCTTGAACTCGTCGAACTTCTTGCCAAGTGCTTCGGCAACTTCCTGCACATCTTTGATTTCAACAGCCATGAAAGGCTCCTTACATTCGGTCAATCAGGGATTTAATGGATTGCAGTGCTTCGCCGGCACCCGCCTCTCGCGGTGATACTGCGCCGTAGCCTTTGGCCATAAAGGCCTTGGCTTGGGAGCCAGAAAACCCAACCTCTCGAAGGGCTCGCTCCACTTTGCTGGGTGGTGGAGTTTCGCCACGGGCCAGCAAAGATTTCACGTCAGTGATCCGGGCCTCATCGTTGGCCGGAAAGGTGACCAGGGAAACTTCCCAGAGGTCGATTGCCTTCAGAAGCCAGATGCCCTTTTCCTTGTCGTATTCGTAATCGTCGAGCATGTAGCCGATGGACATACCGGTCAGGCTGCCGGCCTTCATGTGACCGTGGGCACGCTTGGCCAGTGGGTCTGCGTCGATCAGCAATTGGCCTTTGACGTACAAACCGACGTCGTCCTCGCGCATTTCGGTGTAGATGCCGATCGGCTCACTCATGTTGTGTTGCCACAACATCGCCGGCAGACGCCCCTTCTCTTTCCACTTGGCCAGGCTGGCCGCGAATGCACCGCGGATGACCACGTCGCCGTAGCTGTCTTCGACACCGAACACGGAGCCATAGCCTTCGAACTCGCCGCTGTCACTGACCGATTTAATGGTCAGCGGCAGGTCAAGACGCTGTTTTGTCTGCATCGCCGGCAGCCTCTGGGTTGGTGGTCATGTTCATAGGGGTGAGGTAGATGTCGCCACCTTCACGGGGGTTTTCGTCCTCGAGTTCGCGGCAGTCGTTGGGACTCAAGATCCCCCATTGAATGCCCTTGCCGTAGGACTCATACCGCCCTTTCAGATCGCCACGCATCAAGGCGCCTGCGTTGAATTTGGCGTAGTGGGTCAGGCGGTCTTTCTCGCTGAGTAGGCCGACCTGAATGCGGTGCTCGATGCGGGTCATGATCGGAACCAGCGAGTAGTTCACGAAGCTCATGCCCATGTGCTCGATGTTGTTGAGCGTCATCTTTTCCATGCTGGCTACCAGGTGCGGCGGCACACGGAACAAACCGCAGATCTGCGCCTCGGTCAGCTTTTTCGATTCGATGAACTGGGTGTCTTGGGCGTTGAGGCTGATGGGCTTCCAGTCGAGTCCCATCTCCAGAATCATGGGTTTATAGGCATTGGCCACTCCCATGTGCTCGCCTTGGAACTCCGTCTTAAGCCGACCGAATGCTTCGTCGGTGAGCTGTTGCTCGGTGCGCAAAACGCCACTGGTTACCGCGCCGTTGGTGAATAGCTTCGCGGCATGCGCATCCATCGCCTGGCCCAGGCCAAGTGCCTGACGGGCATAAGCAATCGGATTCAGCCCGTTGAGCCCGTCCAGGGTGAACAGCCGAACATGCCAGATCTCATCTTGTGTCAGCGTCCGCTCGCCGGATTTGAAATTGACCTTGTACTCAACCGACCAGTCATCCTTGAGTTTTGGCGTGACGATGTCCGGGCTGAGCGGAAGAAGCTCGACCACGTTTCCCAATGCCATCACCTTGTATGCGTAGAAGTTGCCACGCAGACACAGGCACGCGACCAGCATTTCCCAGAACTCTTGGGCCGTCATGTAGCTGTTTGGGGCCATGGTAATCAGCGGATACAGCCGGTGAGCCGTAGCAGGCAATCGAACCCTGCCTGTCTGCTTCAATAGCCGACAGGGAAGCATCCCCATCGACTCGGCCAGCACCCGCACGCAGTTGAATACAACCAATTGCTGCATGGCGCTGGTGGTGGTCACGCGCTGACCGGCATTAGTTTCATACCCAGCACCCAGCGCCTGAGCGAGTTTCTCTGGCGTATCGATGACCTGAACGCCCGATTTTCTTCCTAGGAGAGCCCGGAGCATCAGCGACCACCCCGCACGATCGAGACAACGGACAGGGCAATCAGCAACGATCCACAGACGGTCAATGCCAATGGCTCCCCCATCCAAGCCCAGAGTCCGCGAGTCAGCAGCCCAAGCCCAAGCACACCGACGAGATCGGGCAAAGCCTCTTTCAGCGCCTCCAGTTTCGGCGGCTTGGATTCATCGGTCATAAGGTTCGAATTCCGTGTTTGGAAATGTGGTCCGAAAGGGTGTCGTCGGGATGCAGGTTTGCCAGAACCCGCCCAATCGCCATGATCAGGGCGACGGCGCCGTCGATCTTGTTGTCTTCGCCTTGCTTGATTGGCCTGACCACGTCGTCGTTGCCCGGCAGGAACTTGCCGATCACATTGCCGATACACCAGGTCATGATCGGGTTTCCGTCATGATGGAACCGGCCAGCAGTGATGGCCGCCTCGAGTTCCTTCATCGGGTCCGACATGTTGGTGTAGTTCTGCGTGATCGTGATCGGAGTGAGACCTTCGTCATCAAGGTCGTGGCTCAAGCCCGTAGCGCCATGCGGGTCGATTGGAGACTCGCGCAGCGGCGCGTGGCGATTGGCCTCCTTGGTGTCCTCGAGGATCTCGCGATAATCGACTTCGGCTCCGTCGGTCACATCCAGATGCTTGGAGTTAACCCAAGCCTGGAACCGTTCAGACATCCGCTTGTTGTCGCTATTGAACGCGGTGTCATAGGGAACCCAGAACTTCGGAGCAATGCTGTAATAGTGGGTTTTTCCGTCTATCACCCGCCAGAACAAGCGCGCTCTGGAGTTCATGTCCAGCTTGCGCGCCAGGTCGAAGCCCGCATTCCATTCCTGCCCCTCGAATTGCTCCAGGGTAAGCGTGGTGTCCTCGCAGGACTTCCAGTCCTCCATGTTGAAGTAACCGGATTTGGCACTCACCCAGAGGTTCAGGTGCTTCGTTTTGAAGGTGTTGGTAAATCGAGCCGAGCGGATCGCGCGGGCCTGCTGACTTTCTAAGTATTCCTGGAATACCGAAACACCGTGGTTCGGGTTGGCCTTGGCCAGCATCTTCGGATCGGTCCAGTCGTCGCCCTCGTCGAGCGTCCAGATCCAGCCGAACAGCTCCTCGTCCGGAACGGTGCCTTCGAGCATCTCGATGACTTGGCGGCGCTTGTCATAGCACGGCCCTTCGATATCGGCGCCGGCGGTGGTGATGATGAACATCAGTGGCTGGCGACGAGCGCCCATGCCGGTCAGCATCGTGTCGTACTGGGCCGAGGTCGGGTGTTCGTGGTATTCGTCGACGATCGCGCAGCTGGGTGAAGCGCCGTCACCCGGGTTACCGATCAGCGGCTCGAAGCGGCTGAAGTCGGAGGGGATGTTCATGTTCGAGGCATTGACCTCGATGCCAGCCGCCTCGATGAGGTGTGGCGACTTGCTGACCATCAGTTTCGCCGGGCGGAATACCTCCCAGGCCTGCTTCTCTGTGGTCGCTCCCGAGTACACCTCGGCGCCGAACTCACCGTCGGCAACGAACATGCTGATGCCCACGCCGCCCGCGACCACGGATTTACCGTTCTTGCGCGGCACTTCCCAGTAGCTTTCGCGGAACCGCCGATGCCCGCCCTTCTTCTTAACCCAACCAAAGGTAACGGCGAGGCCGAACAACTGCCACGGTTCCAGGGTGATGAGCTGACGTTTGAAGGCCCACTCACCTTTGGTATGGGGCAGCAGCTGGATCAGCTTTAACTTTTTCTCGGCTTTGACCGGGTCGAACTTGAATCGGAAGCCACGTTTACGACTGGCGGCCAGGTCGTCGAAGTGACGCTGCACTGCCTGATGGATGTAGCGGCACGCGGGCACCTTCCCGCGCAACACGGAACGCCCCCACGCCATCGCCTTATCGACATTGGCGTGCAGGGCTTTGGTCATCAGGAACTCAGTAGTTTGGCGAATTCGTTGGTGGACGATTGTTTGTTGCCGCCGATGATCCGCGTCCGGCTGGCCGGATCGAGGCCCAGCAGTGAACCGAAGGTGACCAACTGGCGCATGGACTCATTCGCTGCGGTGAGGGCGGGGTTCTTCATCGGGCTGCCCTGGGACGACTCGACAACGATGCCGAACTTCTGGACCGCTTCTTCGGACATCCGCCACTTGTCATAGGCGGTGCAGAACGCTTCAACGTTGTGCAGATCAGTCAGCGCAACAACTTTTTCCCGGAGTAATTCAGGGATAAGCATCTTCCACATGGTGGCGGCGCGCTCGCTCAACCACTCCGGTGGATCAATATTTGTGACGGTGGTGAACTGAGGCTCATCATTGTTTAGCGCCCGCTTTCCGGGGTTCCCAGCAAGTCTCTTCTGAGCCGTCGGCTTGGGTTTGCGACCACGGCCGGCGACCGTGGAGGTGCCTCCCATCGCGCAACTCCTGAATTTTTAATTTCGCGGGCGTAAGAAAACGATTGAGGGCGCGGTCTAGAAGCAAAAAGGCCCAGACTTTCGACCCTCCCCCTCCCATAGACGCGAATCCGTCTCATTTGGTCCGTTTTTTCTGCTTTTTCCGGGGTTTTTCTGCTTTCAGCGCCTCGCATTGCCGAATCCGCCGTCTTCGGCGGCCGTTTTGGCCGAATGGCACGGACCGCACAGGCTCTGCCAGTTGGTCTTGTCCCAAAACAGGGCCATGTCGTTCTTGTGAGGGATGATGTGGTCGACATCGGTGGCCACGACTACCAGTCCGCGAGCTGAGCAATGAAGACAGAGCGGATGCTTGGCAAGGAAGCCAGCCCGAGCTTGCTGCCACTTGTAGTTGTAGTGGCGCTTGGTGCTGCTCTCCCGAGGCTTGGCCCTGGCCGCGCTCTTCAGTAGGTGAGCATGATCATCACAGTAGCGAGGGTTGCGGGTCAGCACGTTGCAGCCCTGGGCGTTGCATGGCTTCTGCGGCCTCAGCGGCATGGCGTGCCATCCATGTAGGTCAACGGCATAGCATCAGGGTCTTCCCCATCCTCATCGGCCAGCGCCTGAATCAGGAGTAGTTGCTGCTCGGCCATCCTGTTGAGGATCGCTGTCTGCTGCTTCTGCTCGGTCAGGACCTGGGTCAGCAGGCTTTCCAAGTAACTCAGCTGCTCGCTCATACGCAATGCCACTCCACTTCTTGAGCCACTCACGCCGGGCGGTGCACCCGCTGCAGGCCACGACTCAGGCCTTGACTGCAAGCTGCATGAGCGCAAGCGTGATACCAATGACCGCAACATCTGACTGGCTAGCGATTGCCAGAGCCTGGTCCTTGGCTTTCTCGACATCGGCTTGCTGCTCGGGCGTCATTTCACTCACGATCCCTTTTAACTCGTAGTAGTCAGAACGGTCACTCATAGCTCGTTACTCAACTGTGCAGTGCGGCCAGATTGACCGGGCGAATGCTAAAGCGCCCTCATGATCGAGGGCGCATTCAAGGAGAATCATGGGGAAAGGCTTGTAGCCTGGGGTGGTAACTGACCAGTTCTTCTTGGTCACTTACTCAGCTTCGGCTGGAGGACTACCCGGGCAATCATCACCAGGAGGCCCAGCACGCCATAGGCAATCGGTGGCAACACTGCCTGAAGCGATGGCATCAGCTGCTCAGCCACGCCAAGGGCAGCGATTGCACCGCCAGCCTGAACGCTGGTCATGCTCAGCGCTTGTTTCCAGTTGTCGATCAGTTGCATCGGTCACCCCACTCGCTCTGTAACGATTCGATCGGCCAATTGCCGGAACTTGTCTACGCCAAGGAAGCCAACGAGGCCGCCCGCGAAGGTCGCCATACCCGACGGCAGGCCCAACCACTCAAGCAGCGGGACCATCGTCAGGGTGGCCAGTCCGCACAGTGAGCCCTCAAGGATTGCTTGCCGCATTCCCCCGCCGCCGTAGATCACCCGCAATGCAGCGACGGTGATGGACAGGCCGAAGGCGTACAGGGACGGCGATACAGCTTGCAGCCAGGCAAGAAGGTCCGGGTTTTTATCCAGCATGGGCATATCTCGATGCCCACAAGGGCGGTTAGGTCCGGCCACCATGCAGCGCCCTGCCGAAGCGATTAAGGGATGCACAGGTGCCAGATACGAAAAAGCCCCGCACGATGGCGGGGCTTTGGGATAGATAGCAAAAAGCCCAGCGGGTGGCTGGGCTTTTTTGTGTCGTCTCTCATAACGCGCAAGATCGACATGATGGGGTTAATTTACGGCGAGTCGGCGAACCAGTCAAGCGGCATCAAGGAAGATTTCTTCACGATCGAAGATCTCAGTCGCATGCACTACCGCAGCTTCCTCCAGCGCCTCCAGGCGCTTATGGATGCCTGCCCTCCAATCACGCCGAGTGCGCTCTGGCTTGCCTTCCGTGTCCCAGGTGTTCATGTCGTAGAACTCCGCCGGTAGCACGATCATGTCGGTGGATCGCTTACCAGTCTCGACGCCCTTCAGCTTTGGAATGGCCCACGCAGTGAGCGCCTTATAGATGAACAGTTGTGGGGCTGGGGAAACCACGCGGCCCACCAGGCGCCCGATGGCGGCGACCTTGTTGGCCTTGTGTGTCGAGTACTTGGCGACCAGCACATCCCACTGGGCTGGCTCAAGCTGACGGTGCAGGAGCGCGTAGAGGCAGCAGTCGTAATCAAACTTGTCGCGCACTGACAATGAACTGCCGGTACCGCCCTGGCGAAGGTCGGCATCGATCAGCTTCTGCCAGCTTTGCTTGGTGCTGTTGTCGATGTTGTCGGCGGCCAGTACCCGGACCAGTGTGCCCATTACGTCTTTGTAGATGCCCATGGCGTTCCCTCAATCCCCAGTGAAGTTCGATCCGCCGGCACCGCGACGGTTGTTCTGTTCGTATTGCTGCTGGGCACCGCCGATGACATGGCGGGCCTTGGCGATCTCGGTGAGCGCGTCTTTCAAGCGCGCATTGAGTACCGGCACAACGTCACTCAACGGCAGAGTCTGGAGCGTGTGGCCGCAGACCCAGCCCGATCCCAGGCAGTGCTCGCACTCGAGATAGTGGAAAAGCCCGAGCCGTTCGCCCTTCCCGAGACAGATGCTGCATTCGACGATGAACTTCAGCTCGCGCTTCTGGAGTGATCCGTGGAGCTTCTTCATTGGCGTTCACGACCCTGGCGAGCATCGGCGAAGCCCTCAACAACGGCAGCGACAAAGAACGTAGCCACGACGATAGTTGCGACCCATCCCGAATTGAAAGAGATCGCCACGCCCATGCCGCCGACACTGAGGATGGTGACGTAGTGCTGCCAGAGGCTGATGCTCGGCTTAAAAAGGTCCTGATTCATCATTTTTAAACCTCGCCTATGGTTGATTCTTCAATGGCCTCGCAGGCCTTATGTTCCGTGGCTTCCAGCGCATTACCGGAATCTCCGAATCTAACGCCGGTCAACCCGTGAATTAGGTCAAACCCACGCTCGTCTAGATGGGCGTGCCACCTCTCGAGGGCGTCACGCTTGCGGCTCATCACGTCCGACTGGATGTACACCTTCACGTTGTGGCCCATCGCGTGGTTGATCAGCAGCTCGCCGATCAGGTGGTCGATGCCGATGTCTGCCCAACCAGTTCGAGCCACTTTGCGTAGGTCGTGGCTGGTCCACTCGCCCTGCCCCAACTTGGCGAATACGGCGCTGGCCTGGCCTTCGCTGAGTGCCTTGCCATTGCGGGATGGAAAGAGGAACTGGCCGTCGTACCCTTTGGCCTGCTGGATCTCGCGGTACCGGATCAACAGCTTGCGCACCTGGTCGGTCAACGGCAGGTGATGCTCGACACCGGTCTTGGTGTGCTCACCCGGGATGAACCACTCACGCTCGGCTAGGCTGATGTGCGACCAGCGCGCCTGCCGGGTTTCGCCGATGCGCGTGCCGTGGCACAGCATCATCAGGGCGAGCATGCCTTCGGACGGATTGAGCAGGATCACGTTGAGCAATTGCTTGAGCAGGTCCTGCAACTGAACAACCCGCAGCCTGGACGGCTTGATCCCGACCTTGGCCTTGGAGAAGTCGCTGAACTTGATGGCGGCCATCGGGTTGGACGAAATCAGACCCAGCTTGAACGCCTGACGAAAGGCCAGGGCCAGCAACTGGAACACCAGCCGCACGTAGTCGATGGAGATGCTTTCTTGCAACGGCCACATGAGTTGGCTGTCGAGAGTTGCTTTGTCGATCTGGGTCAGCGGCAGGCGACCAAGGCGCGGAATCAGGTGGCACTTGATGGCCGAGGCACCGGTCTTCTTGCGCTTGCTGGACAGGTTGCGGTCGCGGGCCATGCGCTCGCCGTACCAGCCCAAAAGCTCGCCGGTGGTGACCCACTTCGAAAGAGTAGACCCCTCTCCAGCCGCAACACGTAGCCGGGTGGCTGGGAGCGCCGCCACGACCTGCTTGGCGTTGAGGTCGGGGTAATTACCGATGAGGTTCCACGCTCGCTTGATTACCAGATACCAGGACGGACGGGCACGGTCTTTATTGAAGCGCAGGTACAGCCCGCGATTCTCGGTGTCTCGCAGATCGCGGACATCGCCGGCGGCCTGGCGCTTGATCTCGGCGTCGGTGATCTTCACGGCAGCACTGCTCATGCGACCACCGAAGTCGGTGCCAAGCGCAAGTAGGCGCGGATCTGCTCCATCGCATCGAAGTGCCCGCGGCAAACCATGGCGAGATAGCCCTGGTCATTGAGTTTGCGGATACGCTCATGCTGGCTTGCCGAGATCGCGGCATCGTTCGGTGGTGTTGCCTTGAACTCGATGTACAGTCCGAAAAATCCACCACGCGCCATGGTCAGCACCAGGTCAGGAATGCCGGCGACCACGCCCTGTTGCTTCAGTTTTACCGCCACTGACTTGAGTCGATGGCCGCCGTTGGGGACGTGATAGATCAGGTCGGCGACTTCCGGCATGCGGACGCGAAGCTCGGCGATCAACGCTGCCTGCTCAAGGCCTTCGCGGTCGATTGATTTGGCCCGCACGGGCTTCTGCTTGAACAGCTTCATGGCGGCCGGCTTCATTCGCGATTCCCTCGGGAGATCCGGGCGCGGCTCTCAAGGCGGCGTATCGCCCACAAAAGACCACCGGCGGCAATCAGCATGAATCCGAGGTACACGTGAATCAGGTATTCGCTCAGGTAGGCAGTCATACTTTCTCCCCGGTGATGACGTCGATCACCTCGAAATGTTGTGGCCACATGGCCTGGCCGAATTTGAATGCGAGAATCTGATGCTCGAACAAAGCCACCGCGCGATCCGGCTTGTCTGTGAGGTCCCACTTGTGCGCACAGCAGTGCACGGCGAAGCGGTAATCGGCAGGGTTGGTAGGTGCGAGGCGTGAGTCAGCCACGGACACCTCCCAGCTTGGCGCGCATCTGAGCCAAGGCATCCTTGCCGACTTCAGGGGTCACCTTCGCGTCGGCGTGCGCGGGCAGAGCCTTGGGCATCGACTGGAGTGGCAGGCCGGCTAGCAGGCGGCGAATGGTGATGGTGTAATTCCGCTCGAACAGCTTGAGGCTGAGTGCTGTATCGAGCTTGTTCAGGCTTTCGAAGCCACACTCTTTGGCTGTGTGCCAGACTGCGTCGTGCGACCACTTGCCCTGCCCTGCCATGCCCGGATATGCATTGCGGCATGCCTCCCGGTGCGCGGCCGCAATCGTCGGCAGGCCCAGCATTTCGGGGGTTGGCTTGCACCATTCGATGAACTGGCCCGGGCTTGGGATGAAGTCACCGGGCTGCCTACGCACCTGGGTCATTCCGAAATTGATCTGACCTTGAGTGCAGATACCCTCCTCGAGGAACGCTTGGAACCATTGCCGCTTGGAAGCGCGATAGGTTTCTTGGTCCGGCCAAGCCTGGCGCCACGCGGAACGGATCGAACGCAGTTCCTTGAACAACTCATTGATGGCAACCACCAACGTGCTGTTGGTTTCATTCGCGACCGTGACAGTGTCGCTTGCAGCGATGAACTCACCTGACTGGGCCTTCGTCCAAAGGTCTTGGGCAATCACGGAGACAGTCTTCATGGCCTCACCCCGTTCTGCCATTCGGTATCGTCATCGTCGAAGTCGGATGCAGGCGCCTGCTTCGGCTTGAACTGCTTCACGTTCGAGGCAGCGGAACGGACCTTGTCGTTGTTGACCCATTTGACCAACATGCCCACCCATTCAGCCTGGGTGTTGACCTGGTGCTGAGGTTCGTAGTGAGCAGTGAATGCAACGCGAACTTCCTCGGTGAACAGGTCCAGCGATAGCCCGCGGTGCAAGGCGTAGGTTTTCAGCAGCGTGTCATCTGGCACCCAGTCGAGGGTCATTTCGTTGGGCATGCGAGGATCAACAGGCGCCTGCGCAGAGAGAGGTTCTTTATTCTTCTCTACATCTTCTTTAGGTAACGCACCGCTAACGTTCGCAGCGTTACTTTTACCGTTACTAGCCTTGTGGTTTGCTACGCGCTTTGCCGTGAGAAGCCTGTTTTTAGCGGTCTTCCCGTTGTGACGGTCGAAATGCGGAAGACTGATCACGCCGTCGAGTTCGATCATCCAAGCGACCGACTTCATGTGCTCACAGAAACCGATAACACCGACGAGACGATCCAGTAACTTTTTACTAACGCTCGGAGCGTTACCTTTTTCGGTTTGTTGGTCGAACCAACCCCAGACACGCATCAGCTTGCCGACGACCGCGTCAGGGTCGATATCGGCCAGGTCGGCAATCTGACAAACCTCGGGTTTATCCAGGGTGGTGAGTTCGAATTTGATCCAGTCGCCGGCCATTACGCGGCCTCCTGCAGTAGTTCAGCGAGACGTGTAAGGCCTTTCGGGGTAACCATCGGATCGAATGCAGCGCGCTCAATCCCGGTTTCTGGGTCAGGCTTCAACGCTGTGACCTTGTGAGTCATGTGCCCGGTGGTGATGCGCGGCTGATAGGCAACCCAGCGCTTTCCGCCATGCCGCCGGAATATCCAGCGGTGCTGCTCCAACCAAGCGAATAGACGTGCCGGAGCCAGACCCAACTGCTTGGCAGCATCGGTGATGCAGATCGCGCCACCAGCTGCTGCGAGCCGTTTGATGGCCGCGACCTTAGGCGCCTGGTCTGTAATCAGTCTCTGCAACTCATCGTTCTTGTCTGCCAGATCGGCGGCAAGGCGGAGCGCTTCGGGAAGGGATTGCGGAATCGTGACAACCTGTCGCGACACGTTTTCCAATTCTCTCAAACGTGTCACGACACGATGACGAAGCGGGATGCTGTAGCCGGTCAATAGGGTTTCAGTCAGGACGCGGTCGAGGTGGAATTCAGCTGTGTAATCCCGCCCATCCTTGACCTCTTGGAGATGGCGCAGATCTGCGCCATCGCCTGCCAGTGCCTTTCGCATCACACGGATGTCACGGATGACGTCCTTGTGCTGCTTGCCCGTGAGATCGGCGATCTCACGGCTCGACATGGTGACCGTATTGATTGGAGCGACGATCGTGTTCATAATGGCCCCACTGTGTTTTACAAGTTGTTGAAAGAGCCGGGTTGCAGCCCGGTTTTTTTGTGCCTGTCGTTCAGGCAGCCTTCAGCGATTCGCGCAGGATCTGCAGCGCATCGATCGCTTCAAGAATTGCTTTTTCCCCTTGGGCTTTTTCGTGCTGGCTGATGTGGTTGTCGGCAGTTGCATCGAAGATCAGCCGGCCCACGTCGCCGCACTCGGCAGATAGGTTCCCCAGCGCGATCAGCAATGGCTTCGCAACGGGACGCTCACGCGACACCAGATCAAACCCGAAGCGATCTGCCCAAGCTGCCAGAGGGCGGAAGTCCTGGGTAAACGCCATGATCCGATCAAGCTCAGGCACGTTCATGTTGTGGCTGTCGTAATCAGGGTTTGCTTTCTGAGCCAGCAGGGTGCGTGACGTAAAGCTGGCGCCTTCCGCGATCTTCTTGGTGCCGTGCTCGTCTACTACGTCGTAGATAGCTCTCATCAGTGATTGCATGTAACACCTCGAAAATTGTTACGTGGCGAACCGCCATGTGGTGGACGATCATTTGTTCAGCGGGTTAAGCGGCTGATTTCTGAGATGGGAACGGGCGAAGTTCATTTGCCTCGAAGCTGCCGTCAGGTAGCTCAAGCACACGAATGTCGCGTTTGGCAGACAACGCTTTGTGAATTGCCGGGGCGGTCACACGAAGAAGCCTCGCTGCCTCGGACTGACCTTTTTCAGCAACAAACTTGTCGAGGGGGGTCTCATTCATGATCAAGCCTCGGGTCGTAGATGAGGCCGATATTAACCATCTGTTAATTTTTAATCAATACCGATGGTTTCTTCTTATTTTTAACCATTGGTATACATTCGCGCGATGACCAAGAAACGAATCCTCCCGCCAGAGCTGCTCGCCGAGTGCGCAGCCGCGCACGACTTGTTCCTTTCCAAGAAGAACGAGCTGAAGCTCAGCCAAAAGAAAATCGCCGATGAGGCAGGGATGACGCCCGCCGCGGTGAACCTTTATTTCAAGGGCCTGAATCCCTTGAACGCCAAGTTCGCGGCTGTATTGGCGCGCATGCTTGATGAGCCCGTTTCGGCCTTCAGTCCTCGACTGGCTGGAGAGATAGCCGCGCTGACCAGCGCTCAGACGAAGACGACAACGCCTAGCGGATCAAGCGCGGCCGAGAAGGTTATGGAAATGATCCGCAAGCACGCGGGCAAGAACCTCGACGCTGACGCTCAAGAGAGAATTGCGAACGCCGCTCTGACTGCGGCGGGGGAAGCGCACGGAAAAGTAATCCAGGCGGATTTTTCCGGGTTGAAGGCCAGGCCGGAAGAGATAGTGATCCGTCAGTACGATGTCCGCGCCGCAATGGGGCATGGGCAGGTACCAGGCGATTACAACGAGGTGATCAGGAACCTGATTATCCGCGAGGACGTACTTCGGGAAAAAGGTATCACCTACACCTCTCCTCATTCCTTGGCGATGATTACCGGCTGGGGCCAGAGCATGGAGGGCACCATCAACGATAAAGACCCGTTGATCGTCGACAAGGGCGTAAACGAGTACGCGGGCGATGGGATCTACGTTCTGACCTGGCATGAGCACCTATTCATCAAGCGGATTCAGATACTGGACTCCGAACGCTTCTTGCTGGTGTCCGACAACCCGAATATTAGGGATCAAGAGGCGCGGATTGAGGACGTGACTGTTCACGCGAAGGTGCTGATGATCTGGAATGCGAGGAAGGCATAGTCGGATCTGGCGCGGAGGGGAAGAATAGGAGTGGGAATGGGGCTCAACAAACCAGAGCAAGACCTTAAACGTGACCTCCAAGGTGTCGCATCTGATCTGAAGTGGTCCGCCGTGGAGCTGCTGAGGGTTGCCGAACGGCTTAGCCTGGCTGGCAATGAGGCAGATGCACAGGCGGTCCTAAAGATGTGCACTGTATTTCATGCAGGTGAAGATCGATTGACTGCTTACGCTGATGAAGTGAAGGCGGGAAGGATTGTGCGGGGCAAGGCCGAGTAGAAGCTTTAGTGACATACCAAACAAAGCCCGCCACTAAGCGGGCTTTTCTTCGCCCTTCAGAAAGGCGCCAGCTCCTCTTCCACTAGGTCCACCTCCCCTATCTCAAGCACTCGATCTTCCTCACTTGGAGCCTCCCACTCCAACAGAACCCCGCCATCATCCTGAAACACCATGCTCACCCCGTCCGTTTCAGATATCTGACTCATTACCTCTTCCCAATCAGCGTCCTGATCAGAATCCATCCGATGAATCAACACCGAGCATCTTTCTTGTGCGCGCGGCGAGTTGATCATCGACGACACGCGTAATCCCAGCCGCTGAACCGCAGACATCTCCACTCGTACTGCCGGTTTCGCCTTCTGTGCCTTGCCCATAACTCCCTCACTACACTGTATATACGTCCAGTTATGGCGAAAGAGTACCCCACGCCGAGCAAAAATAAATTAACCATCGGTATTGACGTATAAATATACCGATGGTTAACTTGATCTCAACGCCAACGAACAAGAAGGCGCCAGAGCCAACCAGCTCGCTGCTCTTTAACAGTCAGCGCAACAAACAACAGACCGCATTGCCTCTACCGGCGACCGGCGAGCAGACAGGCCCGAAAGCCTGCCTACGACAGGAACAACCTGGACGGCTGCTCGATGGTGAAACGCTTTAACCGTGTGAATGACCCGGCAAGCAATGCGCCCCGCTCCTCCAGCGGCAATAGGACGGACAGCATCACTGAGCAGCCTTTCACCGAGGGCTGCTTGGGATGACAACCGAGGTAACAAACCATGAAGCACTCATCTGCAGTTTCCCTGCTCGAAAGCAGCGCCACCAACTACAAGCGCAACGCGGTCATTCAGGAAAAAGAAGGACGGTACGACGACGCGGCAAACAGCAGGACGATCGCTGCCGACTACCGGCAGGCAATCGAAACGCTCCAGGCTGAGTAAGCATCACTTCTGCCCATTCACTGAGTGGGCAGCGGGATGACAACCGATCAAGCACGGAGCACCAAATGAGCGAACAAACGATTCAAGCCCTGATGCACGACCATATCGCTCGCTTTTCCGCGAGTGAGCGCCCAGCAGAAATCATCTCTGCGAACGTGGAAAAGATGTTCACGGACATCATCAAAGATGCTTTCAGCTCGTACAGCGATATGGGCAAGTTGGTGAAGGAAGCCATCAAGCAGGCGCTCCCGTCGAACGTCGAAAACCTTTTCGAGCTGTCCCGCTACAACGACCTCATTGCGACCGCAATGAAGGCCCAGTGGGAATCTTCGGGCGTGACTGGCGAAATGCTGCGCCGGTCGCAAGCCGCGATTGACGAGGCCCTGAAAGACGACATCGTGCCAGCGTTCGTAAACCTCAGCGACTTGCTGAATGCATTCGTCGAAGAGCACAAAGAACGCGCCACCGATGAACAGTGGGAACGACCGCACATCACTATTCGCGAGGATGAAAACAGCTACAGCAGCATCACCAAGCACATACACATCTGCTTTGACCCCCAACCAGAAGAGCGCACTTCCGCGGCCCGGTACTCTTCTGACCGCAAGCGTAGTGAGTGGGAGCTGGCAAACCGGATCAGCGTCAGCATCCGCGGCCAAAACGAACAGGGCTATGACTTCGGCGAAGCCTATAGCGCGAAGTTGGAAGGTAAACCGATAGGTCGCAACTTCATGATCTACAAGCGGTGGGAAAAGCTCACCGCTGCACTGTACTTCGGTGGCGCCCAGTTGGTGATCGATTGCGACGAGCACGACTTCTGCTACGGACTTTACGACTGAACAACCAGCGCCACGTCAGCCTGACGATAACTGCCCGAGCACCTGGTACTCCCCAGCACCAGGCCGCATCGGAGATCGCTCGGCTGACTGCCCCGAGATAGCAAGGTGGCCACCTTTACCCGAGCCAGAGCGGTTTTTGTCGCGGCGAAGACGGTTTACTCGCCAGCCAGATTCGAGCGATCTCCGATGCGGATGATTCTGCACCGCGCAACGCGGCCCCCCGCATTTCCACCAACCCAGCACGGAGGATTGGCAGCCATGTAACCGACAGATATCGAAGCCCGCCCAATGGCGGCACCTGCGACACGTAGGGAGGTCTTCGTGACGCAAACAAAAGCCCGGTTCCGATCGGGCTTTTTTACGCCCGCCTTTATCCGTCAGCACTCTCCCCTGCGCCCAACGGCAACCAGCAGGCGGCCGAGTGCTGACGAATACACGCAACCCACACCGAGGGATCAGTCATGCAAATGCACCCACTGATGCAAGCGCGAGTCGACGGCAACATTGCTCTGCACATACGCGCCACGGCGGCCACCGCCGAGTTCTACGCAATGATCGGCAAGGAAGCACCGGTAGGTGCGGTTCGCTTCCAGGTCGTCGCCAAGGGCGACAACGCCTACCACGTCATTGAGCGTGCCACCGGCAAAGTGAAGGGTTTCCGCTTCACCTGGAAGGCAGCGATCAACCTGGCCCAAGTACTGGAAGCACGCGCTGACGGCATGAAGGTGAACATCGACGGGTGGGACAAATGATCGGCGTACCAATGCCAAACCCGCGAGACTCGATAATCGAGGACCTCAACCGAAAGCTGGATCAGTTCTTCGGCTCTGGCAAGACAGCGCAGCAGATCGCCTCAGGCGTCAGCGCTGAAGCGCCTCACTTCGGCACCACGCCGCACAGCAACAAGCTGCGCGCCGAGCGGGACAAGATCGCGCCCAGGCTAAAGGAGTTGGCCGAGGCCGGCACGCCCGTCGCCAAGGCCGCCAGAGAGTGCGGCATGGAAGCCAAGCGCGCCCGCCTGATCGCCCGGGAAAACAACTTCAAGTTCGCCTCGTGAGGCGCATCAACAACCAGGTGCGCCAGCGTCTTCGCCAGTCGCAATTCAACTTACCACCCAGCGGCCTCTTGGCCATCCCGGAGCAACAGCCATGCCTACTCCTACCGATACCGCAGAGTTCCTCGAAGAGCTCAACGGCGGCGCGTTCGCCAGCCAAATCGGCCATGCCCTTTCCGAAGTAGCCTCCGGGGTCGTTGACCACGGCAAGGCCGGCAAGCTGGTAATCACCCTGGACTTCAGCCAGATCGGCGAATCCAGCCAGGTGAAGATCAAGCACAAGCTCGACTACAAGGTGCCGACGAAGCGCGGTACCCGCAGCGAGAACACCAGTCTCGACACGCCGATGCACGTCGGCAGCGGCGGCAAGATCTCGTTGTTCGCCGAGAAGCACGACCAAATGTTCACCCGGGATGAGGCGCCAATCCCGCGCCGTACCTGATCCCCCGTAACCCTTCCCAATAGAGACCTGAAATATGTCCCTCACGAAAGAAGCAATTCAACTCATCACCGATACCGCGCTGGAAGCCACTGGCAAGACGTTGAATACCCTGATTCCTACCGTGGTGCTGCCGGAAAGCTCAAAGGTCATCGACCTGGAGAAGTTTCAAAACGGTCGCAGTCGCTTCCGTGGCGCTTACTCCACTCATTCGCTCGCCGACTTCAGCGCCTATGTGGCGGACCGAGCCGAGGCTTTATCAACCAAGATGAAATGAGCTGCGTGCTGCTGTTCAATCTAGGCACCGTCGCCGAGCCGGGCCATGCGGATGACCGAGCAATTCTCAAGCTGAAGGCAACCGCCGGCTACACCGCTGCGCAGGCAATCGGCGGGCGAGGCATCAGTCAAAAGGATTTGAGCGACTGGATCGAAGACTGGCACCAGTACCTAACGCCGGTTGACGAGGAAGGCAACGCAATCCCTGTGGCCAAAGCCATCGCAGCCGTTCGAACCATCACCATCAAGGCAACCAGCGAATCAGAAACCACGGTAGGCGACACTAGCGCCAGCCGCAGCGCAATGGACCAGATCGAGGCGCGCAGCAAAGAAACCCTACCTGTTGCCCTGCAATTCCGCACGATTCCGTTCGAGGGTCTGACCGAGCAGCAGATCATCCTGCGCCTGTCGGTCATCACCAGCGGCGCGCAACCGGTGCTGAAGCTTCGCTGGGTCGGCGAAGAGGTCCAGCGCGAGGATATTGCTCAGGAGTTCAAAGCCGTGCTCCAGCGCAATATTGGAGATGCCGCCACGCTGTCTCTGGGCGCATTCGATCCGAAGTAAGCCATGCAGGCCGGGTGACCGGCCTGACCTAAAATCTTAAAACCTATCTTAACCAACAGGCACCGCTTGCTTTAGATAGGAACAAGCAGACCGTCAATCATTTGCAATGGACGCTCTAGGTCTAATTTCGTGCCGGAGACGTCTGAGAGTTGCGGATGCAGCTCCGGCTTAAACATTAATGCCCCGCAGTAATCTGATGCCTGAAGCCCTGTATCAAACACATTATAAATTACCGTTACAGGATTATCGCCCATGGCTATTTCACAATGACCAAAGATACTTAACTTTCCAAATCGATCTTCGTTTGCTAGCGTATCGTCCGGTTGCCACGCACCCTCACAACCCAATAAGCACTTCGCCTTGCCCCCACCAGTCAACTTAAAGTCAGCCATATGCAGGAGTAAGCCAAACGAAAGCAGAATTTTAGATTTATTTAGCTCAACTTTTTCTTCAGCATATTGAATGCCATTTTTTTTAAGCACCCCATACAAATCATCCATAAACTGCTCAGGAGTAAATACAGAATCAACTTTAATAAAGCTTAAAAGCTGATTCAATACCGCCAACTTGGAATCACTTACTCTTCCATCCTTTAGAGTACAAGTCTTTTTAACAGTATCCTCTCGAAAAACATTATCTATAATAGAGATCGCTTTTTGAGATGACATTTTAAGCCTGCTCTTAAAGTCATCCTGATCGCAATTTACAGCTTGATACTTCAGAAGTTTTTTTACGTAGGACGGAAACTCTTTTGATATATCCAACTTCTTGGCATTATCACCTGAATACTCACAAAAAAAACGAAGACTCAAATAGAAGTTATCAAGCGACGAAACTGTTAGCCCCTTGTTTCGTACATCGTTATGTGCCACAAAGTCAGCAGACTCTCGAAATATTTTGTGCTCACCTGAGTATGCTCTCAAACGCAAGAAGAGCATTTCGACGTCACTCTCGTCAAACTCCCCACTTTGTATTTTATCAACTGCTTTTTGCGCTTTAACTTTCTCAACGGCCTTCACATAGCACCTCTTCGATCCGGCTCCATGCCGGGCCGAACACAAATACCCCACTTCAACGAATCACGCCAGCCGGCGAGGATCCCCTATGTCCGCACAACGGAAACTTCCCCAGTTCATCCATGGCCAGCCAAGCATGGGCCTACCGTTCGAAAAAGAACTGGTGGTGGACCTGTTCGCCGGCGGCGGTGGCGCCAGCACCGGCATCGCCCGGGCATATCGGGAGCCGGACGTGGCGGTAAACCACAACCCGATCGCCCTGGCTGTGCACCGCGCCAACCACCCGCAGACCGCGCACTATGTCGCCGACGTGTTTGAGGTGGATCCCGTTCACGCCACCGGTGGCCAACCGGTCGGAATCCTCTGGGCCTCGCCCGACTGCCGCCACCACAGCAAGGCCAAGGGCGGCGCACCACGTGATCGAGGTGTTCGTGGATTGGCCTGGGTGGTTGTTCGCTGGGCACACGCCACTCGGCCCCGCCTGATGTTCCTGGAGAACGTCGAAGAGTTCTGCGACTGGGGCCCGATTGACGAAGAAGGTCAGCCGATCAAGGCCGAGCGCGGGCGCACCTTCAGATCATTCATTGCCGCGCTCAGCACCGGGCTGGCAGCCGATCACCCCGACATGCCTGAGATCCTCGAATCAATCGGCGAGTTCGTGCCGGTGACAGCGCTTGTTCGCGGCCTTGGCTACAACGTCGAATGGCGCGAGCGCATAGCGGCCAACGCCGGCACTCCGACCATCCGCAAACGCCTGTACCTGGTTGCCCGCAGCGACGGGAAAGCGATTGTCTGGCCAGAGCCCAAACGTCACAAGAAGCCAACAGCGAAACAGCTACCTTGGCGCACTGCTGCCGAGTGCATCGACTGGAGCAACGTCGGCCGCACGATCTTCAGAGACAAGCCAATGGCCGTGAACACCATGCGACGTGTGGCCAAGGGTTGCTGGCGGCATGTGCTGACCAGTGCGAAGCCGTTCATTGTACCGATGCGCGGAACATCCGAAGCGCACACCAGCACCCACGGCGTGGACGAAGCGTTGTCGACCATCAGCGCCGGTGGCACGCATCACGCGCTTGTGCAGCCGGTAGCGGCGCCGTTCCTCACCGAGTGCGCCAACGGCTCATCTCAACGCAACTTCGACGCGCAAGAGCCACTGCGCACGCAGGTCGCCCAGGTCAAAGGCGGACACTTCGCGATGGTTGCCGCACACATGACAGCCTTCGGGCAGAACGCCGTCGGCAGTTCCCCTGCCGAGCCCACACAGACCGTGTTGGCCGGAGCCGCGCGGCACGGTGTTGTTGCAGCGTTCTTCGAACAGGCGAACGGCGGCTTCTACGACGGTGACGGCCGAGCCGCCGACTCACCGCTCTCAACCATCTGCCAATCAGGCGCCAACCAGCGGTTGGTCAATGCCTACCTGGTGAAGTACTACGGCAACGAGAAGGACGGCATATCGCTCACCGAGCCAATGCACACCCTGCCGACGAAGGACCGGGTTGCGCTGGTCGAGGTGGTGCAGGTGCCGGACACGCTGACGCCTGAGCAGTTGGAAGGCGCCCGCCGCTGCGCCGCCTTCATGCATGAATACCTGCCGGAGCACTTCAAAGACCCGGCGGAAATGGTGATGGTCGGCGGCTATGTGCTGGTGGACATCACCCTGCGCATGCTGCAACCGCCGGAGCTGAAAGCAGCCCAGGGTTTCGACAAGGAATACATCATCGACCGTGGGTTGTTCGTTGATCCGGTCACCGGTGCCGAGGAGTGGCGCGACATCAACAAGACGGACCAAGTGCGGTTGATCGGCAACAGCGTTTGCCCGGATGAAGCCGAGGCACTGGTCAGCGCCAACGCCGCAGACATCATCGAGCTCTACCAGCGACTGGCTGCCTGACGCAATTCGCAGTCGCCATCAGAGCCCAACGAAATTGGCAGACTAATTCCACTCCTCGGTTTGATTTTTCACCATATTAAAAGAATTGAAAGCAGGCCTAACTTTGTAGCATCGTACTTCTGAACTAAGCTCATCAAGCGCAGAGTGCAACTCATGCTTCTTTATCTTTGAGGCGTAACCGACAAAAACTTCAACCAACTTCATATGTTCACTAAAAGCATTAAAATAAAGACCACTATCAGGGTCTGGCGTCTTTAGATCGCCAAATAGCCGTAACTCTTGCTCATAGGCCCAGTGGTCATACTTTGTTAAAAAACATTCTTCGGCCCTTGGATCTGCCGCATCGGCTGCCCAAGGTATCTCAAGACGAAAATCAATACGCTCTGAAACATAACGAACCGGTTCGAGAAAAGTCTCGGGTATCTCAAAGCCTAAGCATAAGCCTTTGTGGCGATTTGCATAATGAGCCCACTGAACCGGACTGCTCATTGATCTACTGAAACAAATCATTCCAGTACCAGAGGCGGTGAATTTCTTAAATTTTCCCATGCGGCTTCTGAGCTCGCGATCTCCTAAGGAATGGCAAAGCAGTTCGAAAGGATCGTTTACCGAGTCGAATTGAGAAACTTTTAAACGTCGCCTCTTTAAATTGATCAGCCCGTAGTGATCATCTACAAAATGATAAACAAGCATCAATCGCCCTCACCATTCGCAAAACGCTAAGGATAGCAACTCTAAATTTAGAGTCGCGAAGATATTTACCCTCCCTCCCCCTTCAAAGTCAGCCGCTATAGCGGCAAGGACGAAGTCATGCCTGAAGAAATCGCTTTGATCCAGCCCGCCCCTGTTGTGCGTGAGGCGGATGGCTGGTGGCATCACCCCAACTTGCCGGTGTTCGAAGAGGGTCAGGCTGAAGAGTCTCGGGCCTGGGTCAAAGCTCAGGGACTGGCCATCGTGACCGCTGAAATGGAGTACGAGGTCGACACCGACAACGATCCGTACTTTGAACAGGGCGAGGGTTCCTGTGCGCACTGGGAGCCAAGCAAGCCGGAGGGTGATGGCTGGTTTGTTCTTGCCATCTCCGACACTGACAGCGGCCCGGCCTGCTGGTGGGCACGCCGGAAGCCACTTACTCAGCCACTCACCGAACTGCGCAATCAAGCGGTAGAGGAGTGGCTTGAAGACGTAGTGGTCGATCAAGGTCAGGAAGCGGCAGAAAAGTGCAAAGAGATCCTATTGAAGTGCGGCTATTGCACCAAGGTGACGCCATGATCCTGCTCACAGTGCCAGCCCTCGCCTGGTTCGCCTACGTGTATTGCTACAGGGGGAGGCGGCGATGATCCAACCACCGCTGATCAGCAGCCAGCGATACCTGAACCGCGACGTCATTGTCAGGAAGGCTGCCACGTTTAAGGTTTTCGTGGTCAGGACCTTGGCTATGGAGATTCGCGGCAAGCCCTACCGCATTCTCTTGGATGGCCACCACAACCTGGCAGCCGCCCGCCTCGTCGGCGCCGAGCCAAGTTGGAAAGGGCCGGCGCCAAAGTTCGAGCGGATCATGAGGCGCATGCCGGCTGACAAGTTTGCCGCCTTCTTGATCAACAACCTGACCGACAGCGACTGGTACTTCCACGACACCGGCGAAGTAGTTGCCGACCTACTCGCAGTTCAACTGTAAACCTCTTCCACCTACCAGCCTGCCGGTGTACGGCGGGCGAGGCGAAGCCATGCTTAAACAAATCGGAAAGCTCATCACTGAACCCCTTCGCAAAGGCGATAAAAGCCGACCGCTGCGGTGGCGTATCGGGATGCGGCTCAACCATATCCACAACGACCTGCGCTCGAATCACCCGAAGCTCTGGAGCGCCATCGTGATGACGGCCCGAACACTGATATGCAAGCCGTTCGGCCATCGCTGGACCAGGTTCGAGACAGTGAAGTACGGCGATTTTGGTAACTCCAGGACCTGCAAGCTCTGCCGCATTAGTCACGGACAGCACCGTGGCGTCGACACCTACCACGAAACCCATCGTCAGGGCGGCTGGAACAAGATCGCCAAGCCCTAACCCTTCACCACCTTCTGCCGCCACGCGCGGCATGGAGCATTCATGAGCAAAGTCACCCTGGACGAATGGGCCGCAGCCGAGTTCAAGACTCCGCCCAGCGCCAACACCTTGCGCAAATGGGCGCGAGAAGGCCGGATCGCTCCGGTACCGGTCAAGCACGGTCGCAACTACTATGTAGAATCCGACGCCCACTACCAAGAACCTGACCAGCAGCCAGTCCGGATCGTCGGCGGCAGCCTGATCAGCAGAATAGAGAGAGCACGCAATGGCGCCCAGGCCGCGTAATACCGGGTCAAAGGATCTTCCGCCCAATCTCTACCGCAAGACCGACGCCCGAAACGGCGTCACCTATTACACGTACCGCGACCCGATCAGTGGTCGCGTGTTCGGTCTGGGTAAGGACAAGGAGGCGGCCATTCGCGAGGCCGTCGCCGCGAACCATGCCGACACCATCAAGCCAACCCTCACCGATCGCATCAGCACACCAGCGTTGGCTCCCGGCAAGCTGTTCTCCGAATGGCTGGACGAATACCGCGAGTTGTTCGCCGAGCGCAAGCTGTCCGCCAGCAGCAACAAAAACGTGGGGATGCGGATAAATCGATTGGCTGCAGTGTTTGGTTCAAAGGGGATTAAGGAAATCACAACGATGGATGTGGCCGATTACCTGACAGGCATGGCCAAAGAGGGAAAGGCGCAGATGGCCCGGGCGATGCGCTCGCTGTTGCGAGACGTGTTCGCCGAGGCTCAGGCGCGGGGTTGGGCAGACACCAACCCGGTCGAGGTGACCAAGGCGGCGCGGGTGAACATCAAGCGCGAGCGGCTGACGCTGGAACTTTGGAAGGCCATCTATGAGGAAGCCACGAAGCCGTGGCTGCGCAGGGCGATGGAACTGGCAGTGCTTACCGGCCAGCGGCGGGACGACATCGCCTCGATGCTGTTCAAGGATGTGCATGACGGCTTCCTGCATGTCGTGCAGTCCAAGACCGGCGCCAGGCTTCGGATCAGCACCGCCATCCGACTTGAGTCGGTTGATCTTGATTTGGCCCAAGTCATCAAACAATGCCGAGATAACGTTCTGTCACAACACCTGGTGCACCATGCAAAGGCGCCGGGACGGGCCAAGGCTGGCCAACCGGTGGTACTGGACACGCTGAGCTCCGCGTTTTCCGAAGCCAGGGACAAAGCCGGCGTGAAGCTGGGGATAACTTTCGGACGCCAGCCACCGTCCTTTCACGAACAGCGGTCGCTCGCCGCGCGCCTGCACGAAGTCGAAGGCCGCGATGCCCAGAAACTGCTCGGTCACCGTTCGGCCTCAATGACTGACCTGTACCGCGACAGTCGAGGCGCAGAGTGGATCGACGTGGCATAATTGGCGGCTGAATTTTGGGGCGA